GCAGTTGCACGGCAAGGTGTCACAGATGCACGGGAAGGTGTCACATATGGAACAGTCACAGATGAGGCAAGCGAAGTACCAAGCGAAGCAGGCGAAGACTAAGGTTCGTGCAAAAAAACGTAAATCTGCCAAGAAGATACGTAATTTAACAGGGTTCAAGGATAGTCTAGATCGTAAAAAGTGGCTCACCTTTGGCGGCAACCCATTTGACAAGTAGATATGCCTAGAAAGAAAAAGAAGAAGAACAAGATATGCCCTGCCGGTATCGCCTGGGCGAAGAGAACATTTGACAGATACCCTAGTGCCTATGCGAACATGGCCGCTAGTAAGTACTGTAAGGACCCCAATTATGCTAAAAAATCTAAGAAGTAATGGACAAGAAGAAGCTTAAAACAATATCTTCGGAGCTAAAGAAGGCTTCAGCGATGCATAAGTCTCAAGCTCTAAAGATTGACAAGATGCTAAAGTCAATGCAACCGAAGAAGAAACCAATTCGTAAATCTAAAAAATAATTATCATGCCAAAAGTAGGGAAAAAGAAATTTGCTTATACAGCAAAAGGTAAAAAAGCAGCAGCTAATTACGCTAAAAAGACAGGTAAAAAAGTAAAAAATACAGGTAAAAAAGTAAAAAAGAAGAGTAAATACTAATGGGGGACTTAAAAAAGTGGAGAGACGAGAAATGGGTTCGCATAGGGACAGATGGTTCTATAAAAGGAGCATGTGGTACTAGCAAGAATAAGAAGAACCCTGACCGTTGTCTCCCTTTAAGTAAGGCCAAGAGTATGAGTAAATCTGAGAGGGCGGCTACTGCAAAGAAAAAGAAGCGTGAGGGTGGTAGTAAGAAGCAGTTTGTCAGCAACACGAAGAGAGGGAAAGTAACCAAAAAAAATACTAAGCGTGGCAAGTAAAAGTAAAATGAAGTGCAACAAGGTTGTCTCTTCAGACAGGGCAGGTAAAAAAAAGATGGTGAAGGCATGCTCCGGAGGTAAGGAGAAGCTCATTCACTTTGGAGCGAAAGGCTATGGCCACAACTACTCTGCTGCGGCTAGGAAGAGTTTCCGTGCTAGGCACAAGTGTGGCACTGCTACAAATAAGCTAACGGCTAGGTACTGGTCGTGTAAGAAGCTTTGGGCAGGCAAGGGAGGATCGACAAAGAGTTCACCAAAAAGTAGACAAGGTAAATACTAGAAGCTATGAAAAAATCTAGAGGGTTCGGTGACACCGTAGAGAAGTTCACAAAAAAGACAGGCATAAAAAGAGTTGTCAAGGTTGTCACTCAGAAAGCAGGGGTTGAAGACTGTGGATGTGATGACAGAAGAGACACATTAAACCGACTGTTTCCATACAGCAAAAACAAATAAAATGGCATATCAAAAATTACAAGGGATCATTGGCCTACAGGTTATACCCTCTGACTTTATAAACATTCCTAACGTTTCAGATTTAAAGCTCTCCGGTACTACTACCGCTGCTTCGGGTCTTACTGTTGCAGGGTCAACATTTAAAGATGGCAGCGTAAAGATTGGGGACATTGTCTATGACACTACTAACTCTGTAGTAGCTAGGATTACTGCGATTACTAGTGACACGGTGCTTGCCTTAGATAACGGCAATGGTGTTGCTGTAAATATTGCCAATTCCGCTTCATTTAACATCTACAGCGACACGAACAAAGCTGCGGTACTATATGTTGGGGTAGCCGGAAATTTAAAGGTAGAGATGGCTTATTCGGGACAGACGTTGACATTTGTTGCTGCTTCGAATGGTTATCATCCTATTCAAGTAAACAAGGTGCTATCGACAGGGACTGCTGCGACTAGCATCATAGCCCTTTGGTAGTATGAGTATAGGATTGGGTATAGGAATAGGTCCGGCATTTATTAAAGAGAAGACACTGGCAGTTAGTTGCAAAAGTCTTTCTTTTGATGGGGTAAATGAGTTTATAAACTGTACTAATAATTCAGCGTTTAACTTTAATGGAGGCAATGCTTTCAGTATTGAAACATGGGTAAAGTTTTCAAACTTAAGCGGTGTTAGGTTTTTAGTATCAAAATGGGCAAGACCAACCCCTTCAGATGTACGAGCATATTATTTTGCAACAAAGAACAACAAAATAAGGTTTGTTTTATCTAGTAGCAACACAAAAATAATAATAGTAGAAGGTAATACTGCAATGAATACGGGTGTATGGTATCACGTAGGGGTAACTTTTGACGGCTCAAGTAATGCAAATGGTGTTACTTTTTACATAAACGGATCAATTGAAAACAGCACAATACAAAGTAATACGCTAAGCGGCGTATCAACAAACACAGAACCCCTGCAAATAGGAGGACAAGATACTTTTTTTACTGCGGGACAAATAGCAAAATCTCGCGTTTGGTCTGCTGAACTAACAGCGGCAGATATAGCGACACAGTACAACGGCGGCACGATTCAAAACAACCCCGTCAAGTCTTCTAACTTAGTGGCAGATACAAATATAAACGACGCTACATTTGGAACGCAGTTTTCTATTCCTGACCTTACAGGGAAAACAGCAGGATATACGTCGGTAAATATGGAAGCGGACGATATCAGCGAAACCTGTCCAACTTAAAAACATAAAAATGTCACACAATAGGTACTTTATAATAAACGCAGACGATCCAAACAGTCAAGAAATAAACGCCGTGATTGTTGGCACTCCTGACAGCCAAAGGTACAGCGTTGACCTGTCGCAGATTGTTGTAAAGTTGCACGAAGGCGATCATTCAGAATATGAATTCTTAGACCAGTACCAAGAATACAATCATGAAGAAACATTAATAGCATTAGATAACGATGAATGGAGAGTCAATCCATTCTTTGAATAAATATACAATGGATTTTTCACTACTAGTACAAAGGTTTGCGGAACAATCTCCTCTTATTATAGGGTGTGGTATTGCTATTTGGCAATTACAAAAAATGTATAAAGAGGAGAAATTGTTATTGAGACAAGAAAGGCAGGAAAGACAAGAGGAGGTAAAAGAGATTATAAACAGCTATAATGCTGAGATAAAAGAGATAAACGATAAACATACGGCAGAGTTAAAAGAACTCAATAAGTATACAAGAGAACGTGACCTAGAGACCCAAGAATCATTAAACGGAACCGTTGTAGCTGTAGAGGCAATACATCAGCTTATAACACAAAAGTTTAGATTGTTAGACTAAAAAACTAAAGTTATGATTAAAGAAGAATCGAAGGTAGATCACAATCAAGTACTAGAGGACTATCTCAAGAAGCAGAAAGACCGTATTAGGAAATTAAAGGAAAAGTGTAAAAAAAACAAATAGTATGGTAGTATTATTAGATGCAGGTCATGGTGGTGTTATTAATGGTGATTATCAGACATCAGGAAAGCGCAGCCCTATATGGGAGGATGGTAGTGTATTGTATGAGGGAGAGTTTAATAGGGGCATAAAGGCTAGGTTGAAAGAGATGTTACAAATGGCCGGAGTAAAGTATGTGGATATTAATCCTCAAGATACTGACCTTGATTTAGAAGACAGGGTGGACATTGCAAATACTTATGATGATTCTATTTACTTTAGTATTCATGCCAACGCAGGAGGAGGAACAGGTTGTGAAATTTTTACTGCCGTAAATTGTAGTAGTAATAGTACTAAGCTTGCTAAGTGTGTAGAGAAACAATATAGTCCTCATTTTTATGGAGAGAGATGGAGGGGTGTAAAGAAGAAAGACTTTTATGTTGTAAAGCACACTAAGATGCCTGCTGTATTGGTGGAATGTTTTTTCATGGATACGGAGAAAGATTGTAAAAACTATTTGATGACTAGGCATGGTAGAGAGAAAATAGCTAAGTGGTTGTTTTCTGCTATCATGGACTATGTTAAATCATAAAGGTAAAAGGGGGGCTTGATAGTATTTTTTAACTTGCTGTTAGATTTTTGACTAAATATCAGCCCTTCTTTTTTTTAAAATGAAACTAACAACTACACATATTGTTTTTATATCTCAATCGGCAATAGTTTTAATATTGTTTTTTATTGTTATATTTAAAAATAATCCGGAGCCTATTCCTTTTGACTATGACAGGATAAAGGATGATATGCAAAGTTCTATTGAAACTTTGGAAAAAGAATTCTTGCTTTTGAGTGAAGAGAATTTTATTTTGTATAATAAGATAGATTCTTTGAAGAGTAAGATTCCAAACACAGAGAATAGTTTGCGTAGGATCAATGAAGAAATAAAGAAATTAAATGAAAAATATACTGTTAGCGATTATAGGGATAGTTCTGATGTTGCCCTTATCCGGAGATTGTCAAGAGGTATTAATCGATAGGGACATATTAGTTCGTGTTGCTTCCCAGTTGGATAGTTTCGAAGTAATAAAAGACATTGAGAAGAAGTATATTGCTTTTAAGGATTCTTGTGTTATGCTTACGAAGACACAAAGCGATTATATACTAACTCAAGAAAGTTTAATACAAAACAAATCAAAACAGATTGGTTTGCTAAAACAGGCTGAGGTTGAGTATAAAGATCTTTTAAAAGTAAATGAGAGTATAGTAAAGATACAGACTAAGAAAATAAAAATAGCAAGGAGGAATACAGTAATAAGCCTAGTTGGGGGAGGAGTTTTCACGGTAGGTTTAACAACAGCTTTATTAATAACTATAATACAATAAAATGGAAAAACTAACAACCGAAGAACTAATGTTTCTTCAAGAATCCACCTCTAAACTAAGTAATGCTAAGACATTTCTAGGGGACCTAGAGATTAAGAAGCATGAGATTTTATCAGAGATAGGGACTTTAAAGGTGATGGTTCAATCAAAAGAACAAGAATTAATTAGCAAATATGGGCTAGACTCGGTCATAAATATAGAAACCGGAGAGGTCAAACAAAAAGAAAAATAATGGCAAAGATAAGCACATACGACAATGCTAGTCCTGTAGTTTTAACGGACAAAGTTATTGGTACTTCAGTAGGAGGGTCTCCAACGGATGCAACAAAGAACTTTTTGTTATCAGATGTATTGACTTTATTTCAAGGGGGAATAACCCTGGCGAATGTTTTGACAGCAGGCAATACTGCTACAAACAATATTAATCTAACAGGAACCATTAATGCCACTACCATAGTTGCAAGCAACTCTGTAAGCTCAGGTACAATGACCTCTTCCGGGTTAATAACAGCAGGTTCTGTCACCTCCTCTGGGTTAATAACAGGAGGGTCAGGTAGTATTCTAAACACGCTTAGTGCTACTGACTTAACAGCAACAGCCGTTGTTACAGGGTATACACTTACTGCTTTGAATAATGTTAATGCAGTAGGCGTTATTGCATCGGGAACAGTAACAGGAGGCACTGTAACTTCTACAGGTGTTGTAAGTGCAAATAGCGCATCAATAACAACAGGTGTTGTAAGTTCCACAGTAACTGCATCGGGAACAGTAACAGGAGGCACTGTAACTTCTACAGGTGTTGTAAATGCAAATAGAGCTTCAATTGCTATTAACGTTGATACTCCATCGATAAGTTTAACAAGTATAAATCCACTTTTAAATCAGAAGATAAGCATATCGGGTATTCGTAGTTTTGCAGATGACGCTACAGCTAAAGCCGCTTCCCCTAATCCACTAGTGGCAGGTGATGTTTACATAACTGATGGAACAGGTGCTGCTCCTTTGAATATTGCAGGTATCTTAATGGTTGTAGTATAATGGACATAAGAAAAGTATCAATAGGACCCGATTACAAATCTAACATGAACTATGTTGTAGGCCAAAAGGTATTGGGGGGTAGCTACACGATTCATTTAATTCAAGAGAAAGCCGGAGAGTTAAAAATATGGCTAGAAAAAGATGACTTAGTAGTTCTTTGGAAATCTTTTAGTACAACGATGCCCTCGTGCATTGAGTACAACATAAACTTTTAGTATGAAATCACCTTGGAGCTTTGTAGTAAAACCTATTGGAGGCAGTAGATATGTGAACCAAAAAACTATTGGGGACGTAGACTTAATAATAAACGCCTCTGAAGAGAACCATAAAGCATCTAATAGGATGGGTGTAGTTATTGACTTGCCTATAGGGTATCAAGGAGATATAAGAACAGGAGACATCCTTCTAGTACACCACAATGTATTTAAGTACTACAATGATATGTATGGAAAGAAAAAAAGTGGTAAGAGTTTTTTGAAAGACGATTTGTTTTTGGTTGACCAAGAACAGTTCTACATGTATAAAAAAAATAGGCAGTGGGTAGCGCACGATAAAAACTGCTTTATTAAGCCAATAAAAAAACTAAATAGGTCTATACATATAAACGACAAAGAAGAGCCTCTTATGGGGCAAATGGTGTACCCTAATGGGTATATAAAAACAATGGGCGTTGAGGTTGGAGATATTGTTGGATATAAACCTAAGTGCAACTACGAGTTTAATGTAGATGGGCAGAAGTTGTATCGTGTATTCGACCATCAGATAACTATGGTTTTATGATAGACAAGAAGGAAAGAATTATTGTTGCGGCATATAAGGCAGTAGAAGAGCTAATAAAAGTTGCGGAGGAGAAGATAATTAAGCCGGATCCTGATGATGAGTTAGCAGCAGACAGGTTAAAGAATGCAGCAGCTACAAAAAAGTTGGCCATATTCGATGCATTTGCTATTTTAGAAAAGATAGAACAAGAAAAAATAAAAATAGAATCTACCGTATCAAGTAAGAACAAGAGAATAAACAACAAGCAAGGATTTGCAGAAAGAAGATCAAAATAAGCTATATACCTTAATAGAAGGTTACATCGACCCGGCTGTGATTAAAAGAAAAAATCGCAGTCGAGGGTGGGAGTATGGTTACAATAAAGATTATGATATTGTAATTATATCTAAAGATGGAACCCTAGGAGAGATATACAACATCAAAGGTCTTCTAGTGGGGCTACCTGCTGAGTCTAGAGACTGCCGATCTAGGTCAATGCGTAAAGACAGGCAATATTGGGAGAGGGAAGAAGAGCCAAAGCCTCTGCAAAAAATAAAGTCTATATTCCAATGGAATGGTATGCCTAACGAGTTTAAAGCTCATTGGGTGGACTACATAGAGAAGGAGTTTGACAACAGAGAATATGGTTTGTGGTTTATGAACAATGGCAAACAGACATACATAACAGGATCACATTATATGTACATACAGTGGTCAAGTATTGACATTGGATATCCCGACTTTAGAGAGGCCAATAGAATTCTTTACTTGCACTGGGAGGGTTGTAGGGCTGATAATAGATGCTTTGGTCAAGTATACTTAAAGATTAGGCGGTCAGGATTTTCTTATATGTCATCTTCTGAATGTGTAAATGTAGGGACCTTGGCCAGGGATGGTAGGATTGGTATCTTATCTAAGACAGGTTCTGATGCTAAAAACATGTTTACCGACAAGGTCGTTCCTATCGCTAAGAAGCTACCGTTCTTTTTTAAGCCAGTGCAAGATGGTATGGATAGACCTAAGACTGAGCTTGCTTTTAGAGTACCTGCTTCTAAGATCACCAAGAAAAACATGTACGAGGAGAAGAGTGACGAGATAGAGGGACTAGATACAACTATAGATTGGAAGAACACGGACGATAACAGCTACGATGGGCAGAAGATACTACTACTTGCACATGACGAGAGTGGTAAGTGGTTGCGACCAAATAATATTCTGAACAACTGGAAAGTTACAAAGACTTGTCTTCGACTAGGTAGAAAGATTATAGGTAAGTGTATGATGGGGTCTACTTGTAACTCTTTAGATAAAGGGGGTAATAACTTTAAGAAACTGTACCAAGAGTCAACGATATCTAAGCGAAACGGTAACGGTCAGACGAAGACAGGGCTGTATAGTCTTTTTATTTCTATGGAACAGAATCTAGAAGGATTTATCGATAGGTACGGTATGCCTGTGTTCCGTACTCCGGAGAATCCTGTAATGGGGGTAGATGGAGAATGGATATATCAAGGAGCCATTGACTATTGGGAAGCAGAGGTAGAGTCGCTAAAGAGTGATGCTGATGCATTAAACGAGTTCTATCGTCAGTTCCCAAGGACAGAGTCTCATGCATTTAGAGATGAGAGCAAGGCATCTATATTTAATCTTACAAAGATATACCAACAGATAGACTACAATGACTCACAGATAAAAGGTCATATGCTTACTAGGGGAAGTTTCTATTGGGAGAATGGTATAAAAGACAGTAGGGTAATATGGTCTCCAAAAAAGAATGGTAGGTTTGTTGTATCTTGGACCCCTAGTGCTAGGCTTCAGAACAATGTAATAACAAAGAATGGATTAAAATTTCCAGGTAATGAGCATATCGGTACGTTTGGATGTGATTCATATGATATATCCGGAGTAGTCGGGGGCGGTGGGTCTAATGGAGCGTTGCATGGACTTACTAAGTTTCATATGGACGAGGCTCCAACGAATCATTTCTTTTTGCAGTATGTTGCTAGGCCACAGACTGCTGAGATATTCTTTGAGGAGGTACTGATGGCATGCGTGTTCTACGGAATGCCTATATTGGCCGAGAACAATAAACCTAGGTTGCTGTATCATTTAAAGAACAGGGGATACCGAGGGTTTAGTATGAACAGACCCGACAAGGTTTATAATAAGCTATCAAAGACAGAGAAAGAACTTGGTGGGATACCGAATACATCTGAGGCAGTAAAGCAAGCACATGCATCTGCTATTGAGTCCTACATAGAGAAGTATGTAGGTTTTGATTCTGATGCTTTCCAAAGACCACCTGATGAGATTGGAGATATGCCATTCAATAGGACATTAGAAGATTGGGCTAGGTTTGACATTAATAATAGGACAAAGTTTGATGCTACTATCAGTTCGGGACTAGCTGTAATGGCTAATCAGAAGCATTTGTATACGCCTCAGAAGAAGCAATCAAAAATAAGTATTAACTTTGCAAGATATAACAACAAAGGGAACGCAAGTCAAATAATAAGATAATGAAAGAGGTAGAAATCGATATAATGCCGGAATCCTTTCCTAGTCAGTTTGTTTCTGATTCAGACAAGGCTAGAGTAGAGTTTGGTCTTCAAGTAGGTCAAGCTATACAGTACGAATGGTTTAAAAAAGATGGGTCCGGATGTAGATTCTATGACCAATGGAAAAGCTTTCATAGTTTAAGGTTATACGCTAGAGGGGAACAGTCCTCAAGCAAGTATAAAGATGAACTTGCTGTAGATGGTGACTTGTCGTATTTAAATCTTGATTGGACTCCAGTACCAATAATCCCTAAGTTTGTAGATATTGTTGTCAACGGTATGTCTAATCGTCTGTTTACAGCAAAAGCACAAGCACAAGATGCTATGTCTCAATCTAAGAAAAACAAATACCAAGATATGATAGAGGGGCAGATGCTATCAAAAGATATCCTTGGAATAATTAAGCAAGAGTCGGGTGTAGACCCATTTGTAATGCCTGAGGAGGAGCTACCTAAAAACGATGAGGAGCTTGCTTTGTATATGAATCTAAACTACAAGCCTGCTATAGAGATTGCTGAAGAAGAAGCTATCGATACAATATTTGAAGAGAACCACTACTACGACCTAAGAAAAAGGGTAGATTACGACCTTACTGTGTTAGGTATAGGAATTACTAAACATGAGTTTTTGCAAGGAGCAGGAGTAGAACTTTCTTACGTAGACCCTGCTAATGTAGTATACAGCTACACTGAAGACCCACATTTTAAAGACTGCTTCTATTGGGGAGAAGTGAAAACGATTCCCATAACGGAGGTTATGAAGATAGATCAGTCTCTTACCAATGATGACTTGCAAAAGATATCGGAGTATAGTCAGAGTTGGTACGACTACCACAATGTATCGCAGTTCTACGACAACGATATATTCTACAAAGATACATGCACATTGTTGTATTTCAACTACAAAACAATAAAGAACTTTGTATACAAAAAGAAGATTCTAGAAGGTGGCGGTTCCAGGGTAATAGAGAAAGATGACCAATTCAATCCTCCTGCGGAGATGATGGAAGAGGGGAACTTTCAGAAGATATCTAAGACTATCGATGTATGGTACGAGGGTATTATGGTTATGGGAACCAATATTGTATTAAAGTGGGAGCTTGCTGAGAATATGGTACGTCCCAAGTCATCGTCACAGCATGCAATGCCAAATTATATAGCGGTGGCTCCAAGAATGTACAAAGGAGTAATTGAGAGTCTAGTACGAAGGATGATAACCTTTGCTGACTTGATACAGATAACACATCTAAAGTTGCAGCAAGTTATTGCCAAGGTAGTCCCCGATGGTGTATTTATCGATGCTGATGGATTGAATGAGGTGGACTTAGGTACAGGTGCTGCATATAATCCGGAGGATGCCCTTAGGTTGTACTTTCAAACAGGTAGTGTTATTGGTAGGAGCTACACACAAGATGGTGAGTTTAACAACGCTAGAGTTCCTATCCAACAGTTGAATTCTAATTCGGGAGCAGGCAAGACACAGATGCTTCTATCCAACTATAACCACTACCTAAATCAGATTAGGAATGTTACTGGATTAAACGAGGCTAGAGATGGTTCTACTCCCGATCCCAATGCATTGGTCGGTGTTCAAAAGCTTGCAGCATTAAATTCAAATACTGCTACTAGACATATTCTAGATGCTAGTCTTTATATCTATCGTACTTTAGCGGAAGCAGCTTCTTGTAGGATTGCAGACATATTAGAGTATGCAGATTTCAAAGAAGATTTTGCAAACAAAATAGGGAAATACAACGTAAGTATACTAAATCAAATATCAGATTTGTATATTTATGACTTTGGGATATTTATTGAGGTTTCTCCTGATGAGGAGCAGAAAGCACAGTTGGAAGCCAATATACAGATGGCTTTATCCAAGGGTGACATAAATCTTGAAGATGCTATTGACATCCGTGAGATAAAGAACATAAAGTTAGGGAATCAGTTATTAAAAGTTAAGAGGGTAGCGAAGCAAGAAAGAGAACAACAGAATCAGATGCAACAGCAAGCTATGCAGAATCAAATGCACATGCAGTCTCAGCAGATGGCGGCACAAACGGCAATGCAGAAGATAGAGATGGAGGCAAAGGCTAAGATTCAAGTGAAACAAGCGGAGATAGCGTTCTCAATAGAGAAGATGAAAATTGAGGCAGAGGTAAAAGGTAAACTTATGCAGCAAGAATTTGAGTACAATCAACAGATTCATCAGATGGCTAACAATTCTTTGCAGAATAGGGAACAGCAGAGGGAAGACTCAAAATCTAGTCGTATAAGCCAACAGAACTCTGAGCAATCAAAACTTATAAACCAAAGAAAGAATAATCTTCCTCCACAGAGGTTTGAATCTAACGAAGATAGTCTAGATGGATTTGATTTAGCGGAGTTTAACCCTAGATAAAAAAATTTTTATTAACTTTGTATAAAATTATAATATAATGGATTTTGAAGTAAGAGAAGTAGGATCAGTAAAAGAGAAGTCTTTGTCTCAAAAAGAAGAAGAGATATTACAACAAAACGAGGTAGTAGAGGAAGCTACACAGGAAGAGTCGGTGCAAGAGGTTGAGCTTACCGATGACAAAGTACTTCAGTTCCTTGGCAACAGATACGGAAGAGAGATTAGTTCCTTTGATGATCTAATGACACAGAGAGAAGACAAAGAAGAGATGCCTGAGGATGTATCGGCATTTTTGAAATATAAAAAAGACACAGGTAGAGGTATCGAAGACTATGTCAAGTTGAACAAAGACTTTGGCTCTATGAATGAAGACTCTTTATTAAGAGAGTATTTCAATGCTACAGAAGAAGATTTAGATAAAGAAGATATCGATTTTCTTATGGAGGATTATCAGTATGACGAGGATTTAGATGATGATTCGGACATCAAGAAGAAAAAGTTAGCAAAGAAAAAGTTATTATCGAAAGCTAAAAAGCATTTTGAAAAAGCAAAAGAGTATTACAAACAGCCGCTTGAGTCAAGTGGTAGTTTAACTACGGAGCAAGAAGAAGAGCTTGGACAGTATCGTAAATATATAGATTCTGCAAAAACGCAACAGCAGGAAAACGAGAGAAAGCAAACGTGGTTCTCGGAAAAAACAAACGAGTTGTTCAATAGCGAGTTCAAAGGTTTTGAATTCAAGCTAAACGACAAGAATGTTACTTTCAAGCCAGGAGGAGCTGACGAACTTAAAAAAATGCATTCCAATCCAATGAACTTTGTAATGAAGTACTTGGATGATACCGGTCTTATGAAAGACACCGTTGGATATCATAAAGCGTTAGCAGTAGCAATGAATCCCGAAAAGTTTGCTGAGTTCTTTTATGAACAGGGCAAGTCCGAGGCAACAGAGGATGTTATGCGTAAGACAAAAAATGTTAACATGAGTCAGCGTAGAACACCTGAGGTTACATCGAAGGGAGGTATGAAAATAAAAGCCGTGAGTGCTACTTCATCTCGTGGTTTAAAAATTAGAAGTAAACGAAAATAAATTAGAAAAAACTTAAAAACAAATAAAAATGGCCGGTTCATTTAACGCATTACCCACATTTGGGTTGCAGCCATCTGCATCGCAGGTTGCATTACAGACAAATTATATCACAAACTTTGACTTTTTAAGTCAGTATTTACCCGACACCTACGAAAAGGAATTTGAGCGTTACGGAAACCGTTCTGTATCTTCTTTCTTACGTATGGTAGGTGCAGAGATGCCTTGCGAATCTGATCTTATCAAGTGGGCAGAACAAGGTAGATTGCATGTGTCTTACACTCAAGTAGGTACGGCTGCTGCTGCTGCTGCTGCAACTGCTGTGTTTCAAGTTAATGACAACCTTACAGTTCCAGGTGGCTATCCCGCAGGTGTTGTTGCTAACAAAAATATCTCATCTACAGCAGGGTCTTTGGGTGCTGCACAAATTGCAGTTAGAGTAGGACAGACAGTACTTATGTCTTTTAACTCAGGAGCAGGTGTAAACAAAGGTATCGTTACTGCTGTAAACGTAGGCGCAAACCAATTTACTGTAGCATTCTACGAAGCAGGTG